GAGCTCCACCGTAAGTAGTTGCTATTGGTGTAATTCCAACAGTTTGTACTGGTAATGAATTACTTGATGAAATAAATGGTACGTCTGTTATTGTAATCGTACCAGTAAGATTAACGTCAAACGTTTGACTTGTGCTTGATATAAAACCTATATCAGCAGTAATAGTGCCTTCTAGTGATATTGGGAATAATTGGTTTGTGCTTGATATAAAATCAGAGTCTATAGTTTGTGAATCACTTACAATGTTTACAAGCAACATTGGCACTAAAAATACCGTTGTTACTATCTCAGATGATGCACTTGCGTCTATAATTCTTAATGTTATAGCGTCATTATGTGATGTTTGAGCTGAATCTATTTGTAGGTTAAATACAAACTCATAATATTCGTCTACTAAACTTGACTCTAAGTTTATATTGTCTGTATCAAAATAAGTGTTTAAGTATGTTAAACAACCCGGTGGGGCTAATGATAGTCTTTCTGAACCTACCAATTCAGCATTATCTAACTCAGGTGTAGAAAAGTTTGTTGGAGCTATTAACGTTTGATTTAATTCAAAAGAATGAAATGGCTGTTGAGACAAATAACCAAGTGATTCACCATTGTTTTCATCTATATGTACAGACGTTACATATTTTACTTCTGTGGTATCACTTACTGAAGTCCAATCACCAGCGCCATTTTTAAACTGTAGCTCAGGCTTAAATGTTGTTGACGTTGTTTGATGTATCTTCATCGTGTATAAACGTTGAAGTTTCTAATGTACCATCATCATTCTCAAACCTAAAGTGACCTTGAACCCATAAAGGATTTGTTATGCCAGCGGTACTTACAGTGGGGATGAAAGTTTGAGACGTGCCTGATATAAAATCTACGTCTTCTATTGTATAAGTTCCTGAAATATCAAATTGATATGTCTGGATAGTGCTTGATATAAAATCTATATCATTTATCGTATATGTTCCAGTTAAATCTGGTAAGAAAGTTTGACTGGTAGATGGTATAAATTGTTGATAGATGTATCCATTTGTATCTGGACACGAATTTTCATTTACATAGTCATAACCACCAACACCAGTTAATAATTCTATCTCGCCAGGCGTTGGATTCAATAACGACGTACAGCCTAAGAATAAATTAACTATAGCTGTTTGTGATGTAGTATCTAATGTTTTTAGACAGGTAAGATTTGTACAATCTCTAAATGTTGAAGAAAAATCTGTTGCGCCAGTTGTGTCTATAGCAGGGAATGACGTCAATGCCCCATTGCTACGCCAAGTAGAAGCTAAGGTTTCTGCTGACGTCATATCTATGGCTGGGAATGACGCTAATTTATCACAGTAACCCCATGCATAGTTAAAATTAGTTACCTTTGACGTATCAATTAATGGAAAAGATATTAGTTCTGAGCAACCATTAAATGCAACTGATAAAGACGTAACATTAGATGCGTCATCCATTGCAAATGACGTTAAGTTGTTCATACCATTACATATAAGCTCCATGTTAGTAATGGTGCTACTTTGTGATAAATCTAATGCTGTAAACGTATTAGTTATCAACTTAAACTGAGTTGGAGAATTACTACTCCTGACTCTTATTTCACCTGTACCTAAAGCCGTATCAGTAGCATTAACTCCACCCGTATGAGGAGTCCATACGCCATCACCCCAATCAACTTGGTAATCGTGACTGGCATATACTGTACATAAAGGAAGTGAACCTAATGATTGAGCGCTAGCAAAGAAATCGAAAATAACTAGACTTGGTAAAAATGTCTGACTAGAACTTGGTATAAAATCTACATCTTCTATAGTTTTAGATGAACTTAATGTCGAGTCATATACTGTGAACCCTGTACTAATAAAATCTAAATCTAAGTTATATATAGATATAACATTAACTGTATATGTTGTAGACGATAACGGTATAAAACCAATATCTAATGTTGCAATAGAATTTAAAACCGGTTCATATGTTTCTGACGTAGATGATATAAAGCCTAAATCACTTATTGTAACTGTACTTGGAATAGCTGATGCTTCAAATGTCTGACTAGTAGATGATACAAAATCTGCACTAAGTTTTTTCTGTACTACGAAATCAAATGGGTTTGTTACTGTCGTTCCGTATGGATTGGTAACAGAAAACTGTATGCTATATGTACCGGCTGAACCAACAGCTAATGTACCTGTAAGCTGTGTAATGTAATCACCAAGCTCACTTACACTTAAATTAGATGGTGTATCGCCAATGCTATCATAACTAGTTGGGTTATCTACGATCCATCCATGCCACGGACCTTCTAATAAACCTAAAATATCACCTTCAAACTTAGGTGAGTTAGGAGTTGGTGTTGATAGTTTAGGTTTAATGCCGATAATTGGCACAAATAAAGAGTTACCTGATGTTATAAATGGTGCGCTTATATATTGTGTATCACTATCCCAATCTTCGTCATTATTGCTTGATAAAGCATTGTGAGAATCAATTGCTTGTTGTTCTGTTAATAGACCTTTAAACAACTCAGCATAATAAAGTTCAGCATGACCACCACGTGATGCGTCAGGTCTATTCAACAACACCATTGAATTTGTTGATACATTATAATTAACTTCATTATCTAATACGATACTATTAGAAGCAGGAGTTTCTAAAACGCCATCAATATATAATCTACATCTATCATTTTGGCTAAGTTCAGATGAATCAATTATAACCGCAAAAGTATGCAGTCCAGTAGGTAGAGTTTTTGTATAATATGCGCTTGATGGCTCTGCCGCATCAAATCTTATTATTATCTCTGTAGCGCTAAGACATAATGCTATATCACCATAATTATTAGCACCAATAAGGAATACTCTGTTTATATTAGCGCTACCAGATAACAGATTAGCTCTTACAATGAAAGAAAGTTTTCCTGTAGTTCCTAAAGAAGAACCTATAGTGCCGTTGTCAGAGATATTTGCTAATTCAGCTATGCCGTCATGTGTATCAGAGTTAGATACTAATCCGTTACCAGCAGGGACATTTTCCCATTGCATAGCACTAGTGCCATAACCTACATTCGTAAGGTCATTTCCATTGCCTGTATCATCAATGATTGTTGTTACGCCAGTTCCAGATGGTGCTTCATTTAATAAGTATCTTGCCAATGATACCGCAGCTAGTGGGTCTACAACACTAGGAGTGAATAAGCTACTGCTAGATGATATATATTCTATTGTTATGTAATCAGCAGGACACGTTAATTCATTTACATAATTATCACCCGGGTCAAGTAAATCTGCTATCTCAGCTGGCGTTGGATGTAATAGTGACGTACACCCTAAGAACATGTCAGCAGTACCTGTCTGTGCTGTCGTATCTATTGCAGTCAGGCATACTAAATTAGTACAATCTAAAAACGTGTTAGAAAAAGATGTTCCTATGACTGTATTAAGAGCAGGTAATGATACAAGATTTGTACACCCTCTCCATGTAGCAACAAAGAATAATCCTGATGAATAATCTAAAGCAGGTAATGTTGTAAGCGAAGTACAGTCACGCCAAGCTCTTGAAAACGCTTCTACATTTGAAGTATCAATTAATGGGAAATCTATTAATCCACTACAACCACGCCAAGCGTCACCAAGATTCTCTAAATTACTTGCATCGTCCATTGCAAATGAGGTCAGATTTGTACAATCTAAAAATGAAGAACTTAATGATGTTATTGTATCACTTAACTGAATATCAATACCTGTAAAGGTATCTGTCATAAGCGCTATGCTAGTTGGTGAATTAACACTGCGAAATTTTATTAGACCAGTACTACTAACAACAGATGCACTATAGCCTGTTGCGTAAGGAAGCCAAATGCCATCACCCCAATCGACTTCAAAATCTGCATCACACCAAACCTGATTAGGTGTAATGGTATCTACTGTTTGAACTTCAGCATAAAAATCAACAATTACTAATGACGGAGCAAATGTTTGGCTACTAGATGATATAAAATCTGTATCATCTATTTTAACAGAATGCATTACCAACAAAGCAGGAAGACTATCCTCAGTGGTAAAAACTTCATTGTCATCACCATCGACAATTCTTAAGTTAAACGTTTGGTAGTTTCCTGTTTGTGCTAAATCAGCTACAAGATTGAATACCGTTTCACCATATGTATCAGAAAGTTGAAATGGCATTGTTGTTCCAGCGCTTTGGAACTCAGTTAGGTTATGTTCATTACAACCTGTTGGCGGTGTATCTAATCTTTCTGTTGTGCTAACAACTCCATCTGTAGCGTAAGCTGATAAAACGAACTGAATTGGCGTAGAATCAGTTACATCAGACCATTCACCACCACCGGGTTTAGCTTGTAGCTTTACTCTTAATGGACGTGAAGTTTGTTGTTTGTTTGATTCACCCCAACCAAAGCGAATCCTGAAATTATTATTTGCATAAACACCGGGATTGCTATCTTCTATAAGAATAAATGTCGATGTGTCAAGTGAGCCATTGTCATACTCAGCTCTAAAATGACCAGACACCCAATACGGTGGTATTTCAACAGTTGGTAAAAATGTTTGACTTGTTGATGATATAAACGGAACGTCAGATATTGTTTGAGTATTATCTGGTATATTAACTGTTAGTGAAGGAGTTGTATTTACAGTTGTGAAAACTTCATTGCCATCTGTGTATTTGAACGTAACTACATCATCATGAGATAACTGTGCTGAGTCTAGTTGTATGTTGTGTATTACTTCGCCATATTCATCAGAAAATATCTTATCAGCTACAACATTGTTATCATCATATCTTGAATTATCATATGTGAGACACCCTGTTGGAGGCGTAGTTAATCTCTCATTTGACTGTGTTTGTTGATCGACTTCATATGCTGAAGTGATGTATTTAACTGCTGTAGCGGCACCAACTTGTGTCCAAGTACCACTGTCATTGACATCAAACTCTAATTTTACGTTAAAACCAATTCCTTCTGTCTGGCCGGCAGATTCACCAAAATTCATCCTCAATCTGAAACTGGTATCTGCATCTTGTACTATATCAATGTCTTCATTGGCAATAAATGATGACGTACCAATTGTACCATCATCATTTTCCCAACGATGATGACCTTGTACAAATACTGGAAGAACAGGTACATTTACTGTTATAACTGCATCTGCTTGTTGATTGTTGTCTAATGTATCGCCTACATTCTCATCCCATAGGCGTAATGCAATTGTTTCACCATTAGCAACATCAGCAGATATTATTTTAAAACCAAATACAGCGTTACATGTTTCTGCATTTATATCAAGGCTATCAAGAATTTGACCATCAACGTCATCTTGACCAGCCCATGCTTGGAATGATTGTGTGCCGGATATTCTTTCTGAGGTATCAGCGCCATCAACAAGACCACTGTTTGAGTCAACTTGTATTACAGATGATGTAGCAGTAACAGGTGTCCATGTACCACCTTGATGACTATATTGAAGGCTAAAGTGAGGGTTATTCCATTTTGCGCCAATTGTTTCTTCAAAGACAATACGAAAGTGGTATATCGTATCTACTTCAAGGGATGGATTAGTATTGTTAGGTGCGCTATTGAATACAAGAGCGCCAGTTTCAGTACCATCAGTATAGAAATTCCAACTACCAGTTTCACGAGTTGGTACACCAGATGCTAGAGTTAGCGGGCCGTCATACCAATAACCCTCATCTGAGACGTATCGGTATTGTTTGCCATCCCATTCAAGATGACCTTTCGTTGTTATATATTTAGATGTATTTTTTAGCACGCTCAAATATATCCCAATATGACTTGTCGTCTATTGTACGACCAACAAGAAGCTTTTCAATTGATTCAGGTTTATGAACAAGATGGTCGATTACACCCATCATGTCTAGCACTATCCAGAGCGTACCTGTGAAAGCATAATAGTCTTTTTGTGATATAATATGTTTCCGACCATCATGCTTTTCTTGCACAATGCAGATAATTCCGAAAGAAGGAATATCACCAAAGTCATTCCCTGACCCAGTGATTTCAGAACCGTCATCATAGAATATCCGCCAATCATCCATTTTACAACTTAGATCGCAAATATACCTGAGCCATGTTGAGCAACAACAATGTCACCACCGTTAGGAACAACAGCAGTAAAACCATCGTGCAAACAGATTAGTGAATCATTTAATATATTACCTGATAAAATAAAGTGAAGTAGAACATCAACATCTTTACCCGGGTCAAGCAATACAGTTTGGAACGTAAGGTTTGTATCAGTATTACCAAATACACCATCAGTTGTCGTCTTGTTTAATAGTGGCTGAGTTGCTTCACCATTATAACAAGCGCCGATTGTATATGCACCTACATCATCCCAATCTTGATCGGTTGCAAGTTCAGTAGTATAGGAATCAGAAGTAGTATAATCTGTACCTTCATTTGCTAGACCGCAATGGACTGTTAGTGTTGTTAGGTCAGGGAATGCATGAACACCACCGCCTAATACTTGTGCTTTGTAATTTGCATATAAACCGCTCATAATGTTTTACCCTATTGTTTGTGGTTGAGGTTTGTCGCGCACAACTTCATTAATGATGTTTAATGCACATTTGTTAATTTCTTCATGCGTAACTTTTGCTTTATTAATCATTTCTAAGATAAACATAGCGGTATTTTGATTGCTAATATCAGCAAATGTAACTCTTAAGATCGTTTCTCCATCCCAATCATTAGTTACTGCAATGATACTATCAGGAGCCGCTATATGTTGTCTAAACTTAATAAGCTCTTTTACTTTATCTTGTACTACAGATTCAATAGTGTTACCAAAAACAATTGCTTCTCTTGCGTTTCTGAAACCACCTATCATCTGCTCTACCATACGCTTTTCTCTACGTGCTGATGCTGATTCTAAACTCATCATAATCTCCTGTGAAAGATTTAGTTTATTTTTTCTTTTTTGCTTCGTCTTCTCTTATCTTGCGAAAGTTTTCACGAGACTGTTTAAGCAATTCGTGCAAAGGAGTAACTTTTTTAGGAGCTTCTTCTTTAGCGGTATTTTGTTTAGGTGCATCTTTAGGAGCATCTTTGTTCAGCTCTTTTGCAATTGCGCCTTTATCTTTTTCGTCAGCCATGTCATTAATCTCTTTTAAGTTTATTGAAAAATGACAGTAACCAAATTGTTACTGCCATTTTTAGTGGTTAATGATTAACCGTTTGTGCGCAAGAATGCTAGTGGAACGTTTTTGCGTTCACCATAAGTTCTATCCCACTCTGTTGCAAGCTCAAGATGAGCGCGCGTTGCAGAGATTCCCTGTGCCTGATTTGCAGAAGCAAATGCGAAGCCTTGAGGATGGATAATCTCATTGAAGCGAGAATGCAAGATGTCTTGACCACCACCATTACCTGCTGATTCATTGCGTTCAAGCTCAGAAGCAGTAAGTGGAGCAGAAGTACCATATCCGAATGCACCTTCACCAAACAGGATAGAAGTGTAAACTTTACCAGATGTTACACCATCACGTACTGGAAGACCATCATCTACAAGGACACGAAGACCAAGATAGACAGGAATGGTAATTTCACCACGTGCATCAGGAATGAAAGTGATAAGGTTAAGTTTTTGCAGACTTGTATATACAACAGAGTGCAAGCCAATTGCTTTAACTTTACCAGCAGCGTCACCAAGAGTAGCCATTGCATCAATAACTGCATCAGCAGAGATGATTTTAGTAGCGTCAGGAGAAGCTCCAGTTTCAAGAGTAGGTACATCAACTACCATGTCAGCCGCATCATTTGCGATGTTATCAGCCATTACTCCAAGAGCAGTAGAGATAACACGATTCTGAGTGTTAGTAGCCCAATACAAACCAATGCGGTTTGTGATAGCACCAAGTGGGTCTTCAAGAGCAAGCTGACGAGCTAAATCCATTGTAGACCAAGATTTATGTTGATTAGCCAAACGATAGATTTGTGTAGCACTATCAATTTTAGCTGGTTCTGATAAAGTCGCTGCTACATCTGTGGTGTAATCAGGTTCATCATTTGTAAGATTATTGAAATTTGGTAACTCACCAACCATACCACCAACTTCAACCATTGAATCAATACGTGGGTCACGTACAAGAATACCAGATGATAAAAGAGTGTTTAGTTCAACTGCGGCTTCTTGTGTCGCTGCGTTGAATGCTGTTGGTTCGTAGATGTCACCTAATCGGACTTGTTCTGCGGCCATTATATTTTCTCCTAAAAGAATAATTAAAAATTAATCGCTCTAAGGAGAAAATTCGCCAAAGAGATTATAAACAATACTTATAACTCTCTGACCATATCAGATGAGGCGTTGAGCCAAACTCAACTTAGGCAAGATGCCCATGTGGTAATGTAGCACAGCCACATATAGAATACAAGCGCTATATTATGACTGTGCTATATTATTTTTAACCTAGCCCTGCCGCCTTCTTGAATTGTTCGGCAAGAACTGGATTTTCTTTATTGATTTTTGCTTGAGCGGTAATATTTTTAGTTTCAGCCTTCCACGGGTTGATACCTTTACCGCCTTTGTCACCACCCGGATTAGGATTACCACCACCGCCTGCATTCATCTCAGGAAACGCTGCACGATATTTATCATTAGCTTTAAGTTCTGCTACCAAGTCATTAACTCCAAATGCAGTTGTTGCGTCATCTTTAAGTCTAGCATTACCTTCTTTATCAATTACCTGAATGCCGTATTCACCAGCTTCATTAGCTACCATCTTAATGCTGTCTGTCATATGTGGTAACAAGAATAAAGAGTTACCTTGTTCAGCTTCAATCGCTTTAATAGCGGCATTCTCAACAAGCTCTTTACGCAAAGCGCCTTCAAGACCAGATATTTTAGTGTCATATCCTGTAGCTTGTTCTGCAAGCTTTGTTGCATTGGTATCATTAAGCTGAATCTTTAATGCGTCCCATTGACCTTTACCTTCAAGAGCAGCGTCATCAAGCTCTTTCTGTTTTATAGCAAGGTCATCTTTATTCTTGACGTATTCTTTGTAAGCATCAGGGTCATAACCTTCTGGCGCTTGATTACCTTTTAAAGCTTTAATCTGGTCAAGATTTTTCGTTTGGTTTTTCTTTAGACCATCAACTTCAGCATCAATCTGAGTTTGTGCATCTGTGTTGATTGCCTCAAGAGTTGCGGCAATTACTTCTTTGCTCGCATCTGGCATTAATTTTTTAAGTTCTGCTAATTTCATTTGGTGTTACCCCTGTGTGTTTAATATTTATTTCGTTCTGTTATCTACATTTCCATTATCTAAATTACTTCCTTTTGTCTCATCTTTATTTGCCGGGTCTTTTTGTACTGTTGGCAACTTTAGTTGATTTTCAAATGCTGACTCAGCTAATGCTAAGTTATTCTTTTGATCGTTTTCTTTCTCAAAGAATGGAGGTTTGAACTTATTAATATCGTCCAATTCTTCTTCCATTGTCTTATTAGGGTCAATAAGCTCGCCTTCTTTCATCTTGGCAAATACTGAAGGATAAGATATAGCGCCATCCAACCAAGACTTAACAAGAGCAATCTGAGCATTCGGCTCCATGTCAACTTTCAAGAAATCTTCATTTAGTTTATAACCAAATTCTTTTTCAACAACAACAGCTTTTCCCCAATTAAATTGTAGCTTGTAGACCTCCTGTAATTGCCCTGACACATTGTTGACCATAGTTGCCACTAATGATGTCTGAGCTGATGTTCTAACCAGTACAGAGGTAGCAGTCTCCCTAGAGACACCTTCTTTCTTGAGTATCTGCGCACCCATGACTGACATGAGGTATAAAAGGTTATCTACAAAATCTTGATGTGCCCGTGCAGAGTTTCCAGTGAACTCTAGCATACCGACTTTAGATTCAGGATTACTGATATACCAAATCTTAGAAGGACCGATAGTATCAGGGTCTTCATCATCAGTACCATCACTACCAGTAATATACGGAGTAGGTAGTGCAGTCCAATGAAGCATATAGGTTTGATCGACCACTCTTTGCAGTACAGATATATTCATATCTGAAACGTCTTGCAATAGACTCTTGCCTACTGAGTGGTTATTAGCTTCAATGCCGTGAATCTTGATTGCAATGTAGTCAAAATACTTACCATCCATTTTAGGGAATGATACAGTCATTAACTTCATCTTTTCACGTGTTACAGGAACAGTCATAGACTTGTCTACTTCAGTGACGCCCTGAAAAATACGAACTCTGTAATTACTGAGGTTTTTATTGTCTTTGTTTTCCGACAAATCTAAAACTGTAAACTGGTTAACCGATAAAGAGCCAAACTCATCATCAGGGTCATCAACCTCAATTTCTTCTTTAAATATGAACTGAGAGAATTGTGGATAACCTTTATCGTTACTATGTTTAAATGATACAAATTCAGTTGGCTTAACTAGACGAACAAATGGTCTATCGGCAGTTGCAGAATAATCATTCATACTAGCGCAGAAACCATTCTCCATTACATGACCAGTTACGATCTCTGCATACTTATTAGCACTATTACCTAGAAGGTCAATGTTATCACGGAGTTCTTCTTTACCATCTGGAAATGTGACACCTTTGAGATTTGGATTCTTTGCAAATACGGTTCCTGAGAAACCATCTACGACTCTAGGATACAGGACATACATCGGAGCCATGTTTATCATAGCCGCAAACTGGTCATCTGTTTGGTCTTCAAGCTTGGTGAAGTATGTCGTCTTACTAGCTATTAATGATTTGCGCCCACCTCTAATATGAGCATTCTGAGCAAGTACCTCTTGCATATCAATAACCGCAGAATTCCATCTGCCATAACTAGAACCCTTTAAGTCTTTTGCTTTTAACAACTCTGCGTTTAATAGGATATACAAAATGTATGAAGTACGTTGCACTATCATTTATATCATCAATTGAACTACCCGATGTTTTCTCTGGTAGCTCAGTCTTAGGATTGAAAACTTGTTGTTCAAGCGCTTCAGCCAATTTTGGACATTCTCTCACATTTACCTTAACTAATCCAGTCTTAAATGCAGAATTACCACTTTGAACCCTTTCCATGATTCTAGGATTTTTCGTTGGATATTTACAGTGAAATCCAGCTCCTTTGAGTAAGCTAATGTCGCTTGTAGTTATACCTTTAGATGAAGCATTCTTACCAGATGCGTCAGGGTAACATTTGATAGGAGACCGTGGATATTTGTTACGGATTACTTCTATAAGCTCTGGAGTGTCTACAATACCGTGTAAGTGAGCTACTGCATGATATGATGGTTTGCCTTCATAAGCGAACAATGGATTACCAGTTTTAACTGGCTCTCTTTCTGCGTATACAATTGCATTCATGTTATTGACGTTAAAGTCAATTGAAATATAGAGAGTTTCTCCATCCCTGTATATAGAATCACAGTCACATTTATCTCTATTGTATTCCTTATAAACCACTCCGACTGCCATGTTTACAAACTTACCGTTAATGTAAGCATCAACAAGTTCAGCAGGATAAATCATTTTCAGATTATCGTAGTAGTCTTTAGGTAGATGGATATTCTCATATCCTGACGCTTGGATTAATCTGTAATTTGGTGGTGGTTTATTTCTAGGGTCAAACAGTTTGTATAGCAGTCTGTATCCTTCCGGAGTTGAACCTACTATCATCTGGTTCTCTAGCTCTATTTCCTCGCCATTCTCATCCAGTTTAATCCTTGTCTGAGCTTCACCATCATCATCGGTGTATTGTTCAAATATATTAATCTTCTTTCTGGCACGAGCTAATGATTTAATCCAGACCTGCCATGCCTTGTCATGTGGTAGTGTATCTAGCTCATCTAGGAGAACTGCAAAGACATTCATACCAACAATTGACTCGGGATTATCCATAGACTTCAGAATAACCCTACCACCAGCGTCAAAGAAGATTTCACCTGTAGTCTTGTTTATTCTGTATCCAATTCCCGTACCATCAAGAACCTCAAACAAAGTTGGGAATAAGATGTCACGAAACATTGAGTAAGTAGGTAGGAGATACAACAGGTCAACAGTGGGATGCTTAAGTTTTATCTTAACCATCTTGACTACTAGAGAGAACGTCTTACCTCCACCAAAACCTGTAACAAATGCTATAGCTTTAGAATGCGTATCTTCTACAAAGTCAGTTTGTGACTTAGTTAGTTCAATGACACGTTTCATTTAAGTATTAATCTTGCAATACGTTCTACATCTGCAAGGTAATCTGACAAAGAGTTTATATTGTGAATTTGCGCATCTGAGTCATGTATATAGATGCCACTTTCTGATACATGCTTGGAGTTTATCTTAGATTTACCTGTGATATGAAGTAGGACTCCATACTTACGTACAAAGTCTGCTTCTGATTCAAAACGTACATCTGGAATTACATAAAAATCACTAGAGTTAGCGATCTTGTCTTCTAAAGCTCTAACCCATAGGTTTTGGTCAATTATTTTTCTACCCCATTCTGTACCTAGAGTTTGCATTAGGTGACGTGGTGTACACTTATACCTTTCATCAACTACGTCTTTTAGCTTACCGTACATCTGCTCAAAGGTCAAACCTAGACCTTTCATAAGCATTTCTTTTATTGGGTCAGCAAAGGAGGCTTTGACGAATCCATATTTTTTGATTATTAAATCTGCTGCGGTATCTTTTCCGATCTGAGCCGGTCCAGCGATACCTAGTATCTTGGGTTTCATTGTATTCCTGTGCGTTCATAAAATGAAAT